GGCGGGCGCGTGCGCACGCAGGCCGTATTCGAGGTGTTTTACGCGCCGGCGCAGGACGGGCCCTCCTGCGCCGAAGCGGCAGACACTTTGCTCGAGGCGCTCGCGCAGATCGAGCTGGAAAACGGCGTCCGCGTGCGCGGCGGCGCGCTGGAGGCCGGGCGCGCTGAGAAAGCGCCCCTGCGGGCGGCGGCGCGTTATGCGGCCGCCTTCTCCCCGGCAAACACGGCACCGAAAATGCAGGCCGCCGAAACAGGCTTGGAGGTCAAAGCATGAGAGAGAACGGCAAATCCACGGGGGCGGCGTTCACCCGCGCACAGCTTCTGCGCAGCGCGCGCTTCGCGCCCCACAAAGACATTTTGGCCGCTCTGCTCGGCCCGGACGGGGTCTACACCCTCGCCGAGGCCGACGCGGTCATCCGGAAATTTTTAAAAAGGAAGGTGCTTTAAATGGCTCTTGGAGGCGGAATCTGGACAGCCCAGAACAAGGGGCTTCCCGGCACGTACATCAACTTTTCGAGCGCGGCGCGCGCAAACGCCTCGCTCACGGCGGGCGGCGTGGTCGCCGTGCCGCTCAGCCTTTCGTGGGGACCGGAGGAAACGGTGGTCACCCTTAAGGCGGGCACGATCGCCCAGACCTGCCGCGACCTGTTCGGCTACAGCTACGGCGCGCCGGAGATGCTCGCCCTGCGCGAGCTTTTCCGCAACGCGGAGACGGTGCTCTGCTACCGGCTCGGCACGGGCGCGGCAAAGGCCGAAAACGACTACGCGGCCGCAAAATATGCGGGCGCGCGCGGCAACGACATCAAGCTCGTCATCGAGGCAGACCCGGACGGCGCGGGCTTCATCGTCGAGACGTATCTCGACGGCACGCTCGCGGACAGCCAGCGGGCGAAATCGGCGGCGGAATTAAAGCCGAACAGCCTTGTGGACTTCAAGGCGGAGGCGACGCTCGCGGCAACCGCGGGCACGACGCTCGCCGGCGGCAGCGACGGCACCGCGCCGGACGGCGAAGCGTACGCCGCTTTTCTTGCGGCGGTCGAGGGCTACAGCTTCAACGTGCTCGCCTGCCCCGCCGCAGACGCCGCGGTGGTCGCGGTCTTTGCCTCGTTCACCGAGCGCATGTGCCGCGAGGCCGGCGCGAACTTCCAGCTCGTCGCCTACCGCCCGCAGACAGACAGCGAGCTCGTCATCGGCGTGGACACAGCCGCGGAGGGCGGCCTGCCGGCCTACGGCCTCGTTTACTGGGCGGCGGGCGCGGCGGCGGCCTGCCCGGTGAACGGCTCTCTGACGAACCGCCTGTACGACGGCGAGCTGACGCTCACGCTCGCGCAGACGCAGGCGGAGCTTGAGGCCGCGATCGCCGCGGGCAAATTCGTGCTGCACAACGTGAACGGCGCGGCCCGCGTGCTCGAGGACGTCAACACGCTCAAGACGCTGACGGAGACGCGCGGCGAGGACTTTAAGAGCAACCAGACCGTGCGCCTGTGCCACGACGCGGCCAACCGCATCGCGCTGCTCTTCAACACGCAGTACCTCGGCATGGTGCCGAACGACGCGAACGGCCGCATCAGCCTTTGGAACGACGTGTGCAAGATTTTCCAGAGCTACGAGAAGGCCCGCGCGATCGAGAACTTCGACACCGCGAGCGTGGAGGTGCTGCCGGGCGAAGCCAAGGACGCCGTGCGCTGCCGCGTGAGCGGGCTTTCGGTCATCCGCGCGATGAGCAAGCTCTACATGGACATTGTGATCGCTTAAGGGAGGGAATTCAACATGGCAAACGACAAGGTATTTATGGACGCGCTCGAGGCGGTTGCCGGCTCGATGGCGACGGCTTACGTGACGCTCGGCGGCGTGCGCTACCGCCTCTTGCAGCTCAAAAATTTTGAGGCGAGTATGGAAATCACGGTTTCGGACGTGCCGATTCTCGGCAAGACCGGCAAGGGCCACAAGCCCAGCGGCTGGAACGGCACGTGGAAGGGCACCGCGCACTACAACCAGTCCATCCTGCGCGAGGTATGGCTCGCTTACAAGAACACCGGCGCACTGCCGGAGATGGACATTCAGGTGACGAACGAAGATCCCACTTCCTCGGTCGGCCGCCAGACGGTCATCCTCAAGAACTGCCTGACGAAGGGCGGCATCCTGACGAAGTTCGACGCGGACGCCGAAACGCTCGAGGAGGACATCGAGGGCACGTTCGACGACTGGGAGATGCCGGAAAAATTCTCGCTCGTCGCGGGCATGCAGTAAAAAAGGAGGCTTTAACATGGCAGAAAATCTGAGCGCCTTTCTGGCGCAGAACGCTAGGAAGATCGACACGGTGCGCTACGTCGCCTCCGACCGCTTCACAGGGCCGGACGGCGCGCCCGTGCCGTGGGAAATCGGGTGCATTACGGCGGCGGAGAACAGCCGCATCCGCCAGGGCTGCATGAAAACGGCGCCGGGCGCAAAGCGCGGGCAGACCGCGCAGCAGTTTGACGCGGGCCTGTATCAGGCGCGCATCGCGGCGCGCTGCACGCTTTCGCCCGATCTGAACGACCGCGCGCTGCAGGACTCCTACGGCGTGCACACGGCGGAAGAGCTGATCGCGACGATGCTGACCCCCGGCGAATTCGAGGACTACTCGGCAAAGGTACTCGAGGTAAACGGCTTCCAAACCGAGGCGGAGCGCATCGAAGAAGCAAAAAACTGATCGAGGGGGGCGATACGGAGGCGAACTACGCCTACTATTGCCTCCACAAGCTGCGGCTTCTGCCGCACGATTTCCTCGCGCTCGACCCGTATGAGCGTGCGTTCGTCATCGCCGCCATCGATGTGCGGGTGGAATCGGAGCAGAAGGAACAGCGCAAGCTGAAGCGCAAATAGCCGGAAGCGCCCTGCAAAGCGGGGCGCTTTTGGTTTTGCTTGAGACATAGCTAAAAAGCGGTTATTTACCCGAGTATGCGTGCAGACAATTTACTTTCTTCCAACTGCATGGTATAATGGCGCCAGAAACTTTTTGGAGGCGATCTCATGGTGCTGCTTTCATCCGCGGCGGACGAACCTATCGACCCGGGGTTATGGATTGGCTTAGTCATTATTGTGTTTATTATTGTTTTGTTGGTCCTCGGCATTGTTTTGATTATCCGAAAGATCACAAAGAGCACGAAGTCAAAACAAACGCTTAAAAGAACAGCACAATTTTATAAAGCACAGTATGGTGCAGCCGAGGCGGTTTATATGAAACATATCGCCGGATTGCCTCTTATCGCCGGCAGTATGTGTTGGGTTATGCTGCGCCCGCAGGGTCTGCTGTTCGAATACAATCACACGGCCTATGATTTATCCTTTGAGAAAATCCGAGATATTCGCACTAAAGACGAGGTTCCACCCCAGTATAACTCGGTTCGCACTGTCTTTGGCTATGACGGCCGTACCTTAGCACAAAAAATCAACCGAATCTTACTTTTCGATATTTGGAATCCCCGCAATGGTATTGCACGAAAACTTATTACCCACCAGCCGATTTCCTGCCAATTCCATATAACATATATCGATAAAGATAAGCCGAAGCTGATTTCTTTGCAATGTCCGGATACCCAGCTGGCAAAACCATTTGTAACCGCCTATTTTTCGAGGCCCCCCATACACAAGAATATTTCCCTGTAAATCGGAACACCTTGCAAAGCACTGCAAGGTGTTCCGATTTCGTTATTTTTCGAAAGGAGGATTCAATGGCAACGATTGCCTCCCAACTCAGCTTTTCTGAAAATATGCTCTCTACACTTCAAAAAACCAATAAAATGGTAGAGCGTATTGAACGAAATTTTCAGAAAACAAGTCAAGCTCTTGGCCTTATAGATCTTGGATTGCAATCACTTCAAACAGCAGTTGAAAAACTTACCAAAAAGCTGAAAAAGGTAACAACAGAGTTAAATTGATTTTGCCGTTTTACGCAAATTTCGGTCATGCGCCGTTTACTTCTTATCGCTTCTGTGATAGAATGATTTTTGTAGAAACGATAAGGAGTGTCTGGATGTTTTTGCTCTCGTTAACAGGTGAAACTACAAATAGTGACATCACTATAGGTTTATTAATCCTTGTGATTTGTCTCTGCTTGCTTGCGCTTGTATTTTTTATCATAATCAAGTCAACAAAAAGATTCCGGAATTACAGGCGAACGAAAAGATTCGTGAAGCGACAGGAAAAAAAGCACCTGAAAAGCCTCCGGCTGCAATATGGCGTATCTCATATTATTACGCTCTTGTGCCTTTCCGGTTTGCCTATTCCAAATCGAACAAACTGCTTCCTTATGATTTCTCCTCGCGGCTTTTTATTCGAATATTATGGCACTACTTTCGAGCTTCCGTATGAGAAAATCTGTGAAGTATATGTAAGCGGACGCATGACCCCGAGGCATATGACCACCTTAATGTCGTATGAATTTATCATTACTTATCTAGATAATAATTTTGTTCAAAAAATACGTCTTGGTTGTCCTTATCCTCAAAAAGTTGAGCCATTTATCAACGCGTTCCGATCTCAGCCGCTTCGAGCTTCACAAAACCCACAAAATTTTCAGTTGTAATGTCAAATAACAAAATAAGGCGCACAGAAAGATTTACTTTTTGTGCGTTTTATGGTAGAATGATTTGCAATAAATGAAAAGGGGTGTATTTATGTCTTTTGCTGCTTTGGCTGCAAGCGCGGCAGAAAAAACGTCGGAAATACCAAAGCTGGAGGGGCTGTTCCTTATTCTTGTCATCTTTTGCGGGGCTTTGCTTGCTTTGCCGATTGTTCTTTTTATTGTTCTTCCAATCATCCGCAAGTGCAAGGCGTCTTCTAAAAAAAAGCAGGAAAAGCTATTTCTTCTCAGGCAATACGGCGCACAGATTTCGGATAAATTCACACTTTTATCTGGTCTCCCCCTCTCCTCCGGAACCGTATGTACGGTTATGATTGCGCCCAATGGATACATATTCCTGTATGACAACAAGACGTATCAACTCGCTTTTGATAAGATTCACGACGTGATTCTGCACGAGAATTACAAGGAATTTTTGCAGCCGTACGGATTGGATTCGTCTCTTCGAATTCAGTCACAGAGAGTTTCCAGCACTTCTTACACACTTAATTTTTTATACAAGGACGGTGATTTTATAAACGAAATTATTTTTTCATGCCCTTCCAAGGCACGAGGCGAGCCTTTTGCAAACGTGTTTAAAAGACGTTCTCGCCCACAGGAATCTGTAATTTTATAAAACCTAAACTTTACGGCACCTTGCTTTAAAAAAGCAGGGTGCTTTTGTTTTAGATTTTAGGAAAGGAATGAGGCTATGGCTTCAATTAATTCTCAGCTTCAAGCGCTGGGTGGAATGAATTCGGCATTAAGTCAAACCAATTCCAACCTCACAACCGCTATAAGTAATTTTAATCGTTTGCAGCAGGCATCCGCAGCCGCCTTGAATCCTGCTGGGATCAGGCCAACCTATGCAGCTTTTCAGCAAATCAATAATGTTCTTGTTTTAATAAAACAGGAAATGAAAGAAACGCGAGAGGAAACTGAAAAAGAGTCTAAAGAAATCGAAAACAAGTTTCTGACTAGCCTAAATAAGTGCGGAGCCGCCGCTAAAGTGGTTTACTCAAAAATAGGAGATGCTGTTAAGCAGTTTGCAACTTTGGAAAACATCCAAAAAGTTGCAAATATTTCTGATTCACTTGTAAACAGCGAAAACCGGCTTTCCCTTTTAGTCGATGACGGCGGTTCAGTCGATGCACTGCAAAGCAAAATTTTCAATTCTGCGGAATCCGCACGCACTTCGTATACGGATTTGATGCAGACAGTCTCCAACCTTGGCTTTGCCGCGGGTGACGCCTTTGCCAGTAACGACGAGATGGTTGCCTTTGCAGAGCTGATAAACAAGGGCTTTGCCGTATCCGGCACGGCACCCGGGAATCAATCCGGTATTATGGAGCAAATCACACAGGCAATGGCGGGCGGCGGCCTCGGGGAAAGCGACTTACTTTCTTTGGCTTCCGGCGCGCCTGCAATCGCCTCTGCCATTCAGTCGTACATGCAGGGGGCCGGTGTGGAAGGAACATTGCAGGACTGGGCTTCTTCCGGCATGCTCACCGCCGACGTAATCAAAAACGCGCTGTTTTCGGCATCGGATTCCATTAACACGCGGTTTTCTCAGCTGCCGATGACATGGTCGCAAATTGGCACAAGCATTCAGAATCAAGCCCTCGTCGCCTTTGAACCGGTCTTACAGAAGATCAATGCGTTAGCGAATAGTGAAAGTATTCAGATATTCATGAATATCCTCACAAATACTTTTTTTACACTCGCGACAGTGGTTTCAAATGTGTTAGATATGGTTGCGGGCATCGCCGAATTTATAAGTGAGAATTGGTCGGATATTCTCCCAGTAATTACAGCAATTGTAGCAGCTTTGACACTTTTTACCATTATTTTAGGTATCGCTAAAATTGCGGAGGGCGCCGCAGTTTTGATTGCCTATGCACACGCAACAGCCAAAAGGAAGGAAGTTTCAGCACAAATGGCCGCTATTGCCGCACAAAACGGTTATAATACCGCTTTGCTCGCCTGTCCGCTAACTTGGATTCTTGTGATAATTCTATTGGTGATTGCTGCAATCTATGGTGCGGTCGCAGCATTTAATCATTTCACGGGATCCACTGTCAGCGCGACGGGTATTATTTTCGGCGCAATTACCACGGCGGTTGCTGCGATTTGGAATATCTTCCTCGGGCTTGCCGAGCTCGTCCTCGGAATCATCAGCTATCTGATTAACCCGTTCATTGAATTCGGCAATTTTCTTGCGAACGTGTTTACAAATCCGGTTTCGTCGATCATCTACCTGTTTCAGGGCCTTGCGGACAATGTGCTCGGCTTCATTGAATCCATCGCTTCCGCGCTCGATTTCGTTTTCGGCTCGAATATGGCGGATACCGTTGCAAGCTGGCGGCGCGAGCTGAAAGCCTATGCCGACGACGCCGTGAAAAAATACGCGCCGAACGAAAACTACGAGCGGAAATTCGACAGCCTCGACCTGAGCATCGACGGCATCAGCGAAGCGCTCGGCATTGATCTCAACCGCTGGGATTACAGCGACGCGTGGAACACCGGCTACAACGCCGGCGAGGGGCTGGAGAGCAGCATCGGCGATATGTTCGGCGGCTTCTCCGGCGGCGATCTTTTTGACAGCAGCCTGCTCGACCCCAGCGCCTATACAGCCGGCAGCGCCTCGGGTCTTTCCGGCGGGGGCGCCGGCCCCGGCGCCTACGACACGGGGAGCCTTGGGGCGATTTCGGGCGACACGGCGGCAATCCGCGAGAATACGGCGCGCTCCGAGGAGGACCTAAGCCTGCTGCGCGAGATCGCCGAGCGCGAGGCCATCAACCGCTTTACGACCGCTGAGGTCAAGGTGGATATGACCGGCATGAACAACACCATCCATTCCGACATGGACATCGACGGCTTTATCACCGTCTTTACCGACCGCTTCGCCGAGGCGCTCACCGCCACCGCAGAGGGGGTGCACGTTTAATGTACCGCATGTATTTCGGGAACACACTGATGCCCGTCGCCCCCGGCGCGCTCAAGATGAAAATTAAAAACCAGAACGAGACAGTCTCGCTTGTCAGCGAGGGCGAGCTGAACATCCTGAAAAGCCCGGGCCTTACGGAGCTGAGCTTCACGCTGCTCCTCCCCCGCGCGCCGTACGCCTTCGCGCTCTACGAGGACGGCTTCAAGCCGCCCGATCACTTTTTAGCGCTCTTTGAAAAGCTAAAGACCGAGCGCCGCGCCTTCGACTTCACGGTGCTGCGCCGGCTCGACAGCGGCGCCGAAGCGCTTTCGGAGACGAACATGAAATGCGCGCTCGAGGACTACACCGTGAGCGAGAGCGCCGAGGACGGCATGGATTTTTCGGTGGACGTGACGCTCCGCCAATACGTGCCCTACGGCGTGAAAACGCTCGTGGTGAAGAACAACGAGGCGACCGAGACGACGGACCGAGACGCGGGCGGCAAGGAGAAAACCGAGCGCTACACCGTGCGCGACGGCGACACGCTGTGGGACATCGCCCGCACGGAGCTCGGCGACGGCACGCGCTGGAAGGAGATCTACCAGCTAAACAAAAAGGTTCTGGACGACGAGGCCAGCCGCCGCGGCATGCCCGCCGAATCAGGCAGCCGCTGGATTTTCACCGGCACCGTAATCCAGATTCCAAGCTGAAAGGGGGAGCTGACATGGCAAACACAGCGACACAGGTGCGCTGCCGCGTCTTTAAGACGAAGGGCGCGTCGGTTTCCGCCAACTACTCAGGGCACTCCGGCGTGGACGTGACCGCCGACGGCGGCTTCGACTACGTGGTGGCCCACTCCGCCGGGGAGGTCGTCTGGGTGCAGACGGGCTACGGCAATCTAAAAGGCAGCGAGGGCGACCCCTCCTACGGCAACGCCGTGCAGCTGCGCCACGCGAACGGCTGGTGCACGCTGTACGCCCACATGCGGGAGGTGAACGTCTCCTACGGCCAGCAGGTGGGCCGCGGCGCGGTGCTCGGCTACATGGGCGACAGCGGCAACGCCTACGGCGCGCACCTGCACTTCGAGGTGCGCAACACCGCCAATCAGGCGATCGGCTTCAGCGCGCGCGATTACCTCCATGCCGACCTGCCCGGCCTTGCGGGCGGCGGCGCGGCGGCCACGGACGCGCAAACGGGTGCAGGCGGCGTGGAAATTTCGAAGGTGACGGTCAAGACCCGCGCGGGCGAGACCGGCCGCCGCCCCGAAAGCCTGCTCGGGCGCGCCGAGGGCACCGGCGCGCAGCACGAGGTGCTCGTGCAGCACGAAAACCGCGTGCTTGCCCCGGTGCTCACCGGCAGCGTAACGCTCGAGTGGCAGCGCAAGAGCGCGCCCGGCACGCTCGATTTCACCTGCGCCGTCACCGAGGGCCTCGCGCTTTCGGAGGGCGACGCCGTGAGCCTGCGCGTGAACGGCAAAACCGTCTTTTTCGGCTATATCTTCGAGAAGAGCCGCAGCGGGCCGTATGAAATCGCCGTGAAGGCCTACGACCAGCTGCGCTACCTCAAGAACAAGGGCACGCTTGCCTACGCCGGCAAGACGTACACCGAGGTGCTCGAGATGATCGCGAAGGACTGCGGCCTCACCTGCGGCACGCTCGAGGACACGGGCTACAAGCTGCCCCAGCGCGTGGAGGACGGCACCTATTTCGACATGCTGCTGAACGCTTCGGACGAAACCGTGCTGAACGACGGCAAGCTCTTCGTGCTCTACGACGACTGCGGGAAGCTCTGCCTGCAAAGTATCGAGCGCATGGCGGTGCCGCTTCTGCTCGACGCGGACACGGCGGGCGGCTTCAGCTACAAGACCTCGATTGACAGCGACGTGTACACGCGCATCACGCTCGCGAGCGACAACGACGAGACCGGCGAGCGCGAGCTGTACGTGCACGACAGCGGCGCGCTGCAATCGAAATGGGGCGTGCTGCAATACTACGAGAGCATGAGCGGCGCGGGCGCAGCCAAGCTGCGCGAAACGGCGAAGCTGCTCGCCGGCTACTACGGCAGGCTGCGCCGCACGCTGAGCCTTTCCGGCTGCCTCGGCGACATCCGCGTGCGCGGCGGCTCGTCGGTCGTCGTGCGGTTTCGCTTCGACGACCTCTCGCTGCAAAACTACATGGTTGTGGAAAAGGTGAAGCACACCTTTCAGAACGGCCTGCACACGATGGACCTCGACGTCTCCGGCGTGCGGGGCGAATTCACCGTATGAGGAGGAAAACGATGACACCCAAAACAAGCACCGAGCTGATGCACGATTTCACCGTCGTACAGCAGCCCGGCAAAACCTACCGCATCGAGGGGAACCGCATTGCGGGCTACACGGACGGCCTGCCCGCCGTCGTGCAGGCGGCGCGGCTGATCCTCTCGACCGAGCGCTTCATGCACCCGCTCTACAGCTGGAACTACGGCGCGGAGCTCACCGATCTGTTCGGCCTGGCGCCGCCGCTACTGCACACGCGCCTGCGCCAGCGCATCACCGAGGCGCTTTTGCAGGACGACCGCATCCGCGAAGTGGCGGATTTTTCTTTTTCGCACGGCCGCGGCGCCGTGGCCGTTACCTGCACGGTGAAAACCATTTACGGAACAACGACGATCACGGAGGTACTGAACCATGTATGAGGCACTGACCTTTGAGGCGATTCTCGAGCGTATGCTCGGCCGCGTGGACGACAGCTTTGACAAGCGCGAGGGCTCCGTCATTTACGACGCGCTTGCCCCCGCCGCGGTCGAGCTGCAGAGCGTCTACTTCGAGCTCGACCGCATTTTGCAGGAATCGTTTGCGGACACGCAAAGCCGCGACTACCTGCTGCGCCGCGCGGCGGAGCGCGGCCTTTCCGCAAAGCCCGCGTCCTGCGCCGTGCGCCGCGGCGAATTCAGCGGCGACGTCCCGCCCGGCACGCGTTTTTCGCTCGGCGCGCTCAACTACGTTTCGGGCGAGAAAATCGCGGACGGCGCGTACAAAATGACCTGCGAAACGCCGGGCGAGGCCGGCAACACCGACCGCGGCACGCTGCTGCCGATCGATTATGTGGACGGCCTGACACGCGCCGAGCTGACCGACGTCCTCGTGCCCGGCGCGGACGCCGAGGACACCGAGGCCTTCCGCCGCCGCTACTTCGAATCGCTCGAGGCACAGGCGTTCGGCGGCAACGTAGCCGATTACCGCGAGACGGTCGGCGCGATGGAGGGCGTGGGCGGCGTAAAGGTGCTGCCGGTCTGGAACGGCCCGGGCACCGTGAAGGTGATCTTCACGGATGCGGCGTTCGGCGCGCCGGACGCTTCCGCTGTAGCGGCGGTGCAGGACGCGCTCGACCCGCCCGCGCGGCCGGGCGCCGGCGTGGGCCTCGCGCCGATTGGCCATGTGGTGACCGTAACGGGCGCGAAGGCAAGGCCCGTAGCCGTCTCAACGGCGCTGACCCTCTCGGGCGACTGGTCGCTCGCCGACGTGCTGCCCCGCGCCGAGGACGCGCTCGACGCGTATTTTTCCGGCCTTGCAGCCGCGTGGAGCGGCAGCCAGACGCTCACCGTGCGCGTGAGCCAGATCGAATCGCGGCTTTTGGACCTCGACGGCGTGCTGGACGCGGCGGACACAAAATTGAACGGCGCGGCGGGCAACCTGACGCTCGCCGACGACGAAATTCCGGTGAGGGGGGAACTCCATGCGACGCAGACTTCTTGACCGGCTGCCGCCGGTTTTACAGCCGATTTTGGAGCTGCGGCAGATCGCCGACACGGCCGAGCAGCCGGAGTTCGACGCGCTCTGGCAGGCGCTCGAAACGCTCCTTTCAAACCAGTTTGTCGAAACGGCGGACGAAAGCGGCATCGCGCGCTTTGAGCGCGTGCTCGGCATCACCCCGCGCGCGGCGGCCGATCTTTCGGACCGCCGCTTTGCCGTCGCCGCGCAGTTCATGGAGCGCCGCCCAACGACGCTGCGCTTTCTCGAGCGGCAGCTCGAAGCGCTCTGCGGCGCGGACGGCTACACCCTTTCGCTCGACCCCGCGGCCCGCACGCTGGCGGTGCGGCTCGCGCTCTCCAAAAAGGAGCAGTACCGCGCGGTCGAAAAGCTGATCGCGCAGATAAAGCCCGCGAACATCGCAAGCGAGCTCGACCTGCTCTACAACCGGCACAGCCAGTTTTTCGGGCGCACCTTCGGCGAGATGGCCGCCCAGACACACCATGCACTGAGGAGTGAGGTACAATGAAATTAACGAAAAATTACGGCCTGAAAAAGCCGGACGGCGAGGATTTCTACAACGTGCAGGACTTCAACGACAACGCCGACGCGATCGACGCGGCGCTTGCCGCAAAGCCCGATTTGCCCGCGGCGGCGGAGCCGGGCCACTTCGCCGCCTTTTCGGCGGGCGGCATCGCGGACAGCGGCAAAGCGGCGGCGGACTTCCTGCCTGCCGGTACGACGCCCGCGGACATCGGCGCGGCGACGGCGCAGGCGCATTCCACGCTCTCCGCCGCGCAGAACGCGCACGCAAACGACGCCGCAAAGCACTTTTCCGCCGCAGAGAAAGCGAAGCTGCAAAAGGCCTACACGACCGACGACATTGTCGTGAGCAGCGCGCAGCCGGCCGCCGCCGAGGGCCGGATCTGGATCCGGATTTGAGGTGAACGGCTATGGCAACGAGAAGCTGTACGTATAACGGCATGGCCAATTTCAACGGCGGCTGGTCGCCCTCGAGCGGCTACAGCAAAACGCTCGACGGCTACATCGGCGACGGCGGCGGCTACGGCGTCGCGCTGAAATTCGCGGTCCCCTCCGCCCCGGGCGCGGCCGCCGGGCGAAGCCTGACCATCGCGCTCGACCTGATGACGCTCGGCTACACGAGCCTCACACTCGAATACTGGGTGACGACCGCAGGCCGCCCCGACGGCCCGAATTACGGCGGCGGCCCGCCGGCCGTTCAGGGCACGCAGATTCTGCACGGCACGTCGGCCGTGAGCGGGCTCAACACGGCGAACTGGTCGCGCAAGACCTTTAAAACCGGCGCGACCGCCGCGCTGCCCGCGGGCGGCGGCACGTATTACCTGTGGCTGCGCTGCAACCACAACGGCGTCGTGCGCGCCTCGACGCCGGCCTTCACGCTGAACTACACGGCGCAGACGCCCTGCGGCGCGCCGACGGTCTTTTCGGCATCGCCGAGCCCGTTCGAGGGCAGCGTGACGCTCTCGTGGAGCGGAGCCGCCGCCGGCACGGGCAACGCGATCACCGGCTACGAGCTGCAATACGCGACGAGCACGAACAACAGCGTGTGGAGCGGCTGGTCGGCGTTCAAGACTGTGTCCGCCGCCTCCGGCAGCGCGAGTGCGGCGGACACGCCGGGCATCGCGCGCGGCGCCTACGAGAAGTGGCGCGTGCGCACGTGCGGCGCGGCAGGCAGCGGCTATTACTCGGGCTGGATGGAATCGAACAGCGTGCGGAAAAACAGCGCGCCGGCCGCTCCCGCGGCGTTCTCGGCCTCTCCCGCGCTGATCGCCTCGGGCGGCAGCGTGACGCTCTCGTGGAGCGGAGCCTCCGACGCGGACGGCAACATCGCCCACTACGAGCTGCAAAAGACCGCGAACGGCGGCGCGTCGTGGTCGGCGGCCGGCACGGCCTCCGGCAGCAGCACCGCTGTGAAGCTGGCGGAGGGCGCGGGCGCGGCGGTGCAGTTCCGCATCCGAACGGTCGATGCGTTCGGCATCGCGAGCGGCTGGAAAACAAGCGGCACGGTGACGGTTAATTCCGCGCCATCGGCCCCGACGCAGGTTTCGGCCTCCGCCGCCGTGTTCGGCGCGGGCGACCGCATCGCCTTCTCGTGGAGCGGCATGGCCGACCCGGACGGCAACATCACGCACTACATCTTGCAGGCGCGCAAAACCGCGGGCGGCACGTGGGGCGCGTGGCAAACGCTTGAGAGCGCGCTCAAAACGGCAGACACCGCCCTCACCGCCGCGGAGGGCGCAGCCTTTACGCCGGCAAACCACGAGAAGGTGCAGGTGCGCGTCTGCTGTGTGGACGCCTTCGGCCTCACGAGCGGCTACACGGCCGGCCCCGAGCTGCTGCGCGACGACCCGACCGGCATCAAGGTCTATGCGGGCGGCGCGTGGAAAAAGGGGTATGTCCATGTGTGCCGCGGCGGAAAATACGTGGAATGCACGCTGTATGCCTGCCGCGGCGGCACGTTTGTAAGGGGGGAATGACGGATGGCGAATCTCGTGGAGCTTGTAAAGCAGGCCGCGCTTGAGGCGGTCGCCGCGGCGCACCCCGCGCAGGCGGTATTCGGCAAGGTCACGGACACCGAGCCGCTCGCGGTGCGCATCCACCAGAAGCTGCGGCTCACGGCGGAGTTCCTCGCGCTAAGCGAGACCGTGCGGACGAAGCTCGCCGCCAAAAGCCTGCGCCCGGGCGACACGCTGCTGCTTTTGCAGCAGCAGGGCGGGCAGCGGTTCCTCGCGCTCGACGTGCTGCCGGGCGCGGACTGGACGCCGCCCGCCGCCGCGCCCGTCACTTGGGCGGACATCGCCGGAAAGCCCGCGGCCTTCCCCCCTGCCCCACACGCGCACACCGCGGCGGAGGTGGGGGCCGCACCGGCGGCGCACACGCACACACCGGCGGAGATTGGCGCCGCACCAAAAGCGCACGCACATACGGCGGCCGAAATCGGAGCCGCACCCGCATCGCACACGCACACCGCCGCGGAAACCGGAGCCGCACCGGCCGCGCACACGCATGCCGCATCCGATATTGCCGCCGGTATGCTTCCGCTCGCACGCGGCGGTACGGGCGCGGCAAGCGCCGCCGCGGCGCGCACGAATCTCGGCATCACTTACAGCAATCTCGGCACCGTGCCTGTCGCAAACGGCGGTACGGGGGCGACCTCTGCATCCGGTGCTAGGTCTGGTTTGGGAGTGCCCGCAGAAATAGACATCGGAGATGGTTCTTCTGGATTTCCATTCAATTGGGGCACAGTTATCTCCCGCGGAGGTTTAGGAAATACAATAGGCCAAGCCACCGCCGACAACTACTATTGGGGAGTCGATTCCAATGCTACTCTTTGGGGAGGAAAGCAGACAAATCGTGCTACAAGCGTTACGTGGAAAAAAGCGATGATGCTCGATGCCGGGGCTCCGGCTTTGGGTGTTTCGCAGGGCGGCACAGGGGCAACGAGCGCCAGCGGGGCGCTTTCAAATCTCGGCGCTATGCCATTAAGCTATGGACAGTCTGTAGCACTTTGGACGGGGGTATGCAATCGTGGAAGTAGTATAACTATCCCGAACGCGAACAAATACGGCGCTCTGATCGTTTACTGCACGCCCGGCAGCGGTGAATCCGAGGTAATCACCTGTATTTACAGGGGCCGGGGCTATAAATTTCAGATCGCCAGCAATCAGGCCTACTGCCTGCTTTCGGCTACGGACAGCGGAAACGACAAAATATATACGGTCGATTCCGGATCGTCGGCCGGTGCCGCACTCAAGGGCGTGTACGGTCTTTCCAGATTCAAGGCATAGTCAGAAAACGGAGGGAATATGAAAATCAACGCGACATTTGACCGGGAGGGTTATCTCGAAAATTTTGCCACGCTCGGCACGGTGGACGGCGGTATGGACGTCGAAACGCCGGAGGACGTTTCCGAAGATGAGCTGATGGAAAACTACGCGGCCTACCGGCTCGAAAACGGCGCGCTCGTGCTCGACGAGGCTAAACTCGCCGCCATGCAGGCAGCCGCGGAGCAGGCGGCGCTCACGGCGCGGTACATCCCGTCGGAGGCGCAGTCCGCGGCAGAGGCCGGGCGGTTGGTGCTCGCGCAGATGGCCGGGCTGGACGACGATGCGCGCATCCGCGTTTCGGGGCTGTACGAGCTGTGGATCGCTGGCAAGTACGAGGCCGGCGACATCCGCAATTCCGGCGGGCAGACGTGGGAATGCTTCCAAGCGCACGACTGCGCGGTGTATCCGGACATCAAGCCCGGCTCCGATGCGTGGTTCACGTTCTGGCGGCCCCTGCACGGGAAATCGCCGGAGACGGCAAGGCTGTTCGTGCCTGTGCAGGGCGCGCACGACATGTACAAAATCGGGGAATATGCGGTGTTTGAAGATGCGCTTTACAAGTGCGCGCAGGACACGGCCTACAGCCCGGCGGACTACCCGCAGGCGTGGGAAAAACTAAACTGAAAACGGAGGAATTTATGAGAGAGAACCTTTTGAAAAGCGGCAGTGCGGCGGCAGGCGCAGCACTCGCCTCGTATTTCGGCGCGCTGGCCGCGCCGCTGCTCGTTTTGCTGTGCGTCATGGTCGTCGATTACGTCACCGGCATGGCGAAGGCCTACATGGCGTCGCAGCTCAGCTCGCGCATCGGCCTGCGGGGCATCCTCAAGAAGCTGTGCTATATGGCGATGGTTGCCGTCGGCGCGGCGCTCGACTACCTCCTGACCGGCGCGCTCGCGCAGGCGGGCATCGACCTGCATGTCGAGATGTTCTGCGGCATGCTCGTTGCGGTTTGGCTGATTATAAACGAGCTGATCTCGATCCTTGAGAACCTCGCCGAGATCGGCGTGCCCGGCATGCCCGTCCTGACAAAGCTGATCGACCGGCTCCGGAGCACGCTCGAGAGCGGGAACAAAGTCGGAAAAAAGGAATAATATGGAGGGAGCACGTAATGAAAAGGGGGGATCAATTATGCTGCATGGATTCGACCTATCCTACGCACAGGCCGGCCTTTCGCTCGCTGAAATCGCGGACAAGGCCGGCTTTCTCCTGCTGCGCGCCGGCTACGGCGGCGACTACAAGGATCAGGACGACAGCGAATTCGGCCGCTTCGCCGAGGAGGCGGACGCGCTCGGCATCCCGTGGGGCGCGTACCTCTACTCCTACGCGCTCACGGCGGCGGACGCCGAAGGCGAAGCCGCGCACATGCTGCGCCTGCTGGGCGGCCGGAAGCCCGCGCTCGGCGTGTGGCTCGACATGGAGGACGCGGACGGCTACAAGGCCAAAAACGGCATGCCGAGCGATGCCACTCTGGCGGACATCTGCATCACCTTCTGTGATGCGATGGAACAGGCAGGGCTTTACACCGGCATCTACGCGAGCCTGAGCTGGCTCGAAACGAAGCTGAAAACCGAGAAGCTCGGCCGCTTCGACAAGTGGGTCGCGCAGTGGAACGACACCTGCGACTACACCGGCGCGTACAGCCTCTGGCAGTACACCGACCGGTATGAAATCGCGGGCAGAAAGCTCGACGCAAACCACCTCGTGCGGGATTTCCGCACCGACAAAGGAGGGAATTCCATGGCGAACAAAAAGAGCCGCGTGCTGATGACCGGCGAGAACCAGATCACGCAACACTACGGCAGCGGCGGGCACGGCGGGTGCGATCTCGTGAAGAAAACCAACCAGCTCGATGGGATTGCCGCGCATTCCGACGGCACGGTCGTCTGGTGCCAGTCCGGCATCCCGAACGATCCGGGCAGCAGCGGCAACCGCTCCTACGGCAACGCCGTGAAGCTGCGCCACGCGAACGGCTGGTGCACACTGTACGCGCACATGGACTATATTTCCGTGGAGAACGGGCAGACGGTCAAGAAAGGCCAGAAGCTCGGCTATATGGGCAACACCGGCAATTCCTACGGCGCGCACCTGCACTTTGAGGTGCGGGACAAGTCCGACGCGCGCGTCAACCCGGAGCCGTACCTCAACGCCGATCTGCCGGGCGCGGGCGGCGGCGCGGACACGTCCGCAGGCTATACCGGCGACCTGACCTACTGCGCCTACACGCAGAAGGCGTGGCAGCCGAAGGTTGTGAACGCCGGCGACGGGCCGGACGGGTACGCGGGTATTTACGGCAGCGCGGTGCAGGGCATCCGGATCGACGCGAAGAACTGCGACGTGTACTACCGCGTGCACCTCAAGGGCAAGCCGCAGGACGAGTGGCTGCCGGAGGTCAAGAACAGCGGCTCGGGCGCGGACGGCTATGCCGGCATCTACGGGCAGGACATCGACGGCATCCAGATCCGCGTGCCGCAGGGCTTTGTAGACTGCCGCGTGCACCTCAAGGACGGCGACTACCTCGACTGGGTGCGCTTCGGCTCGGCTTATAAGGACGGTGCCGACGGCTATGCGGGTATCTTCGGCCGCGCGATCGACGGCGTGCAGATGGAGTAA